GCAAGATCATGTGGTGTACCGTAAGACTTACCAGACTTAGCAGGATCATTACCTTCGTTTTCAATTTGGGTAATTCTAAATAATCTCTTTTTATCTTCAGCTACTAAATCTCTCATTTCCATGTACTGATCTTCGGATAAATTGAAGATATGATCATAAATGTAATCTGTAGGAAATAATTTAGTATCTAGCATTTGAGAAGCTAAATCTACTTTTTCTTTTAATAATGCTACTTTTTCTTGTTCAAATATAATTGAAGGATTGGTAAGATTAATTTCAAAATTAGTTAACGATTCACCTTTAAATCCTTGTACATATAAATGAACTAAAGCTATCTTAGTAAGCTCTGATTCTAATATTCTTTGTAGTCTTTCTACTGTTCTAGCAAAACGAATATCTTCTGCAGCTAAAGTTGCTTTACCGTTAAGATCTCCTTCATATCCAAAATATGCTTTAGGTACCTTTAAAGCTGCAAACATCTTATCTCTAAGGTATTCTATGTCATTTGTACCGTCATAATCTAATCCCTTAGTAGTATCTATTTTTGTTTGAGTATCTCCACCTCTCATAGGAATGTAGTAATCCTCCATCATATTCATCATATTGAATCGAAGATTGTAATCACCTGTTTGAGGATCAACAAATGGAGTTTTCTTCATTGTGTTGATAGTTTTTTGCATAAACTGCTCAACCTCATTTGGTGGAATTTGTCCTACATTGATATAGAAAGTTCTCTTTTCTGGTGCTCTCATTATACGATGGATAAGCATCGCATCTTCCATTAAAGTAAGTTGTTTAAAGATCTTTCTGGCTGGTTCTATAAAAGAACGGCCATAAGGTAGGTAGTTAGTGTCTGATATTAATCTAAAGTGAGCTACTTCGTAATTATCAAACTCTATTACTTTTTTATTACTTCTAGGTCTGTAGTTAGGATCTTGAGAAGAAGCTAATCCATCAGGGTCTAATTGAAAAGTAACTCTTGCAGGATTCTCTGGGTCAAGACCTTCCTGTCTGGTCATATGATAGACTGTGTAAGGAAGTACGTTATATACTCCAAATTCCTCTGCAATTTCTAATTTAAGGAAGAAATCGCCATACTTACACATATTACGTGTCCAAGACCATAAATTAAATTCTATATTAAGTACATCGTAAAATAAGTTGTATAGTACTTTTTGTATATTCTCGTCCGATGACTTAATAGAAAGTACTTCCCCCATATCGTTCTTCAAAGTAGCTTCATCAGCTAAAATATCTAATGTAGATGCAATTAGAGGATCAGTATCCATCGCCTCATAATCAGAATATAATTGAATACGTAATGTCTGATAATTTAGGTTAGGATTAAATATATTTTTATTATTGTAGATATATAATCTACTAAATCTATCAATAAGAGAGTTGGTCTGATACCTACCTGTAGTTTGTATCTGATTAACATCGGCTACCTTAAGTTGGTCGCCTCCTACGTTTCTTATTACTACATCGGAAGAGAAAAGTCTGCCTAATCGTTTAAATAGTGAAGTATCTGCCATTAATACAGTTTATTTATAAATATCGTTTATCCAATTAACCACGAAATATCTTCATTACCGTGGTCTGTCTTTATAATATAAGGATTATTTGCTTGAGAAGCAACTGATGATATAACTGCTTGATTTTTAGCATTAAGGTTTGTAAATGAAGATAGACGTGCTCTAGCGAGGTCCATACCCTGTTGACGTAGTCTTAATGCGGTATCTCTAACATATAGAGCAGTTGCACAGGACATTAGTAAATCATCATTATAGTTTGTCTGAGCCTGTGCCTTACCGTTTTTCCATACAAATACTCTCATCTCTCCCATCAATCGTTTTGATTGAATAGTAACACCTTTCTCACGGATATACTCCATCATCTTAGCAATTACTAAAGGTCTAGTTCTAACTGACATAGTAAAGCCGGGTACAAGCTGATCTCTTTCATACTTAGTCATATATGATTCAACTGTATCCATTTGGCTTTTAGGACTGTAGTATAAATTACGGTATTCTCTTTCTAATATCTGTTCTATAGTAGCCCATCCTATATTTGCATTTTCCACTACAAGTAGTGCATCATTGTACTCTGCTGCTATGGCTACCAATACATTACCAAAATCTTTAGGAGATAATTTACCTTTATATTCTCCTACTTGTACACAAGTTTCTATATCGAATACATGAAATGCAGAATAATCTGCAGAGTCTCCTCTAGACACATCCGCTACAACCATATACGATTTTGAGTAATCAGGTTGTTCCCATATCCATAAATTACCGTCAACACCTCTTTTTTCAACAGGATCTTTTTGGTATGTTTGTTCATAGAAAGAAAGATCATCTGGTTCAAATACTGTATCACCAGAAGCTAAGAAATCACAATCACATTCCTGTCCGGCCATTCTAGGTCCTAAATCTCTATCCTGTTGATCTCTCCAAGATTGATCTCTTTCAGGATGAACTGTCCAAGGTAGTCTTATAGGTAAAAATGAATTATCACCAGCTTCTGCTTTGTCCCACGTCTGATGAAACCAGTTACCAATACCGTTAGGAGTTGATAAAGCCATACATTGACCACCGGTTGCTAGTGTCTGCTGTGCAGCAGTAAAGGTCTCAGCAATATTATCAATAAAGGCTGCCTCATCTATAAGTAACAAGGATACCGCTTCAGATCTAGCAGCATCTGCATTAGATGACTTTGCTGTAATTTTTGATCCGTTTTTAAGTCTTAAAGATAGTTTATTTTTTTCTACGGCTGGTAGCTTCAACCATTTAGGTAACTCATCATACATAAACATTGTCTTTGTAACAAGGTTTCTTGCAGTTGCCTGTGTAGTTGCTAAAGCTAGTACGTTCTTATCTTTATGGAATAACATCAACCATAAACTATAAGCAGCAGCTAAAGTCGATATACCAAGCTGTCTAGATTTAAGAGTAATTATGTATTGGTGATCTTTAAATAAATGAAGAACTTCTGATTGGAAAGGGTATAAATTAAATAAAATTCTACCTCGGGTAGGGTGTTGGATATGACAGTACTTCTTCATGAAGTACGCCGGATCTTTAGCGCACTTGATATACTCCTGTGCGATTATTTTTTTTATGTCTTGTGCCATAACTATTTAATTTTTTCAAACTCCCCATCTTTAAGTAAATATACATTAGAAGAACGGTGAGCTACAGCCTTGGTCATTGCAATGGCTTCGTTATTTTGAATACCAAACATCTTTCTATCTCCTCTGTAAGCTGCTGTTAGGTAAGGAGCATACTCTCCTTTAGGTGTATTCGGTGGAAGAAGTACGTGTTCTCCAGATAATTCGTATTTATTATCTCCTATCTTTTTAAACTCTACTTCACCTTGAATAACTATATTTACATTTTCTTTACTATTAGGTCCTCCATACTCGGGTCCAAAAACTAAAAGTCTAATTAATTCTTCATCTTTAATTGGAGTAATGAATCTTGTTTTATTTGGAAGTCCTTCTAAATTATTATCAACTAAAAATTTCTTTATACCATTATTAAATGCTACTACTTCCGGATGATCTGCATAAGCTGTATACCCGCTCCATCTAATAAAATCATCTGCTGATGCTCCTTTACCTCCTGCTTTTTTATGAGAAATAAATACTACAGGGTTACCTTTTTCGTCTAACAGATTGAAATCTGATTTAGGCATTCCTGGTTGAGTTTCTGCAGAACCTACTTTATATACTTTTCCGTTAACTATTACATCAACGGTACCACCTTCTACATCTATCAGGTTATTTAATTTCTTTTTCAGAATATATAGATTTTCATCTTCTACTACTGTTCCTGAACCTGCTCCTTTACCTCCAAAATCTGGTGTTTTTAGAAGATCATTTAGTGAAACAGAATTTTTTTTGGAATCTAAAAAGAAAGGAAAAGTATTAACTCTACTACCTGCCACTTTTCTAATACCGTCTATATCTCTATTTTTAAATAAATCAGCATACTCTTCAGAAGCAAATTGTAATTTTAATTCATTACCGTCTGTGTTGTAAAAAGAATCTTTAGACTGTACCATGTCGTAAAACTTAACAAGTCTAGGAGCTCCTCTTTTGATAAGTTCTGAGAATTTTAGTACTCTATATCCTTTATCTATAACCTCTGTTAAATTTATTCCGAACATAGATTCAAATAGCCTCATATCTTCTTCATTATCGATATCAGGATATCCTTTTTTGGTCTTATACGACCATTCTAATATGACTTTATCTATAAGATTCATTCACTTATATTATTTACCTTAATCCATAGGATCTTCTATCCTGTCACCTTTTTTATATACTAACTCTAAACTATCGTGGTACTTATCATCCACATCATCCATAGTAACTAATTTACCATGCTTATCAGAATAGTATAAATCTGCAGGAGCAATAGAGCCAGGTTCGTAGTCTGAGTATTCGTTTAATCTACTATTAGAAGTAAGTTTATTCTCTACTAAGAATTTTCTAAGGTCAAAATTGTTTTTCATTTCTACTGCTATTATGCTTCTGGTTCTTCTCCTGCTTCAAAGTCTATATCTCCTGATGTGTCGGTTGGTTCTTCTGCTTCTCCTGCATCGTCAAAACCGGCTTCACCGCCTGCTTCTCCTCCGCCTTCTTCTCCAGGGAAGTCTCCTCCACCGCCTCCGCCTCCGAAGTCTGCTTCTCCTCCTTCGCCTTCTTCACCTGCTCCTTTAAGAGGTGCTTCTTGGTAAAGTCTAGCTAATTTATCTAAAGCTTGTTGGAAATCGCTAATATTACCTAGCATATATTTTTTACCTAAAATCTGTGCCTGGAAATTCTTTCCTGTCCATTTTAAAGTAAAATCTTGTCCATTAACTAGATTTACTCTGAATGTGGTTGGTTTAGGAGAAACCCAATCAATTGTATCTACAAACTCTTTAAAATCCTCTGTCATTAATTTAACAAGAGTTGCTTTAAGAGTAGGGAATTTTTCAAGCATAGTATCAGTAGCATCTTCTAGTACTGTTTCTTCTGATGCTTTTTCATCTCCTATCGGATCTTCCGGTGTAGGTTCTTCAGCTTCTCTAAGTACTTGAATGTATGCTTGTTCAATAAGTTTTTTAAGTTCTCTTACTTTCATAATATTCTAGTTATTTCTGCAGTGATCTTTTCCGGTTAGGAAAGGTCTTTTACATTTTGTACCTTTTACATGAACTCTACCGCATTTACCGCAGCATGTTGCTCCTTCATTTAATTCGTCCTTATTGACTAATGTTAATTTAAAAGAGGCATGTAAGCCAGTTTTCTTTTTACCAGGTTTGCCGTTAGTGACTCTTACGTAAGCATCATGTCTACCAACTTTTCCATCTACTCTCATGTAGTAGTTGCCGTGTTGATTTTTAACTATGTCTCCTGGTAAAATTTGACCTCCAGGTCCTTCGTCTACAGTACCTGAAGTACGTCCTCTAGCACCATAAAAGTCTGCTTGTGCTTTAGCTTCTCTTCCTAAACCACCCATTACGTGATCAACTATATCTTTTAAACCTTCTACTGAAATATCTACTGGGGTGTAATTTCCATCTGTCATATAAGAATCTCTTCCAGCAATACCTGAAGAGCCTGCTTGTCTCATTCCAGATTTAGCAGCTTGATCTTGATCGATTCTATAACCACCCATTCTACTAATCATAAATTGATCAGTATCTTTATTATGTTGGAATATTACTGATTGAGGGTATGGACCATCTCCGTAGCTTACCATATAACCTTCAAATCCAGCTTCTCTTCCATCTGGTCTACGTTCTGTTACATCATATCCTTTATTAGCAAAGTAATCAAATAACTGACCACCGTCCATTTCTTCGTTTAATGATTCATTCATATCATAATCACGAAGTTGTTTGTTGATTTTATATAAACGATCTTCTAATTTATTTAATTGACCACCGTAATAATCAGCTATTTCTCCACCTTCTGGTTCAGCTTCTTGCTCCATATCTCGGTATAATTGAGCAATTTCATCCTCGATTTCAGCTTTCATACCTCTTAAGGTTAAAGCTTCATCATAATCAATTTCATCTATACGCTTGTCTACATATCTAGTTAAATAGTGAACTCTAAGATTGAATTTCTCTGCTGCTTTTTCGATTGCATCTTCTTTGTTAACTCCTTTATTAATTAAGTCTTTAACAAATTGTAATGCTCTTTTATCTTCGGCTGCAGCAGTAGAGCTATAACCTCTTGGATCATGAAACATACCTATTTCGTTAGTGCTTTCTAATCTCATATCTAAGTAACCAGTATTTGCAAGTACTTGATAGATTAAATGAACAGCATCCATTTCATCATAGCCGTATTTTTGAGCTACTCCAGAAATAAATCTTTTAACGTATTTCTCTGCTTCAGGATTTACATTATATTCGTTCATTTCTTTATCTTTCTTTTCATCACTACTATGGCCGAAAGTCTTATGAACTAATTTATCTAATTCTCTGTGAAATTTATCTTCTTCCTTTGCTGAAGCACCTTCTTTACCTTCTAAAGCTAAAGCATCTATAATAGGTTGTTTTTCTTCTGCTTCTAAATAATGTTGAGCTGATGATATAAAGTCTCTTGCTTTAATTACTTTAGCTTGCCACCAATGAGGAAAATCAACTTCTCCATCGGCTTGATCATATTTATTTAACTGTTTATATAATTTAGCAGCATATACTGCAATATCGTAAACATCTTTTTTAAGCATGTTTGGCTCATCATCTTGATGTCCTACGTCTAAATCTCCTTCATTATCATGAGATACATTTTCTGCAAATAAGTCTAAACTAGTGTCAGTAACTTCTATATCATTAGCTCCAAAGTCTTCTAACACATCATATGCTGTTTGTTCATCTCCGAAGTAATAGGTATCTGAACCGCTAAATTCAACTTGTTTTCTGTATTTATCATCTAGTATAGAAATAGCTTGTCTTGCATCTCTGATAGCTACTTTAATATAGTGTATGCCTTCTGGTGCTTCTGAAAGTTGTAATTTAATACCTAATTGCTTTGCAGCTTTTTCTAATTTAGGTCTAATTTTATCTCTATCATTTCTACCTGCTCTTTTGTACATATCAAGCATTCGAAGATATTTTTGTCTATCGTTTTCTTCTTCTTTGATACTATGTACTTTATCATACCAAGCCCCGAATTCTGGGTCTCTATCTAGATTAGCCATTAATTCTGGTGAGAAAGCATCATATCCTCCAGCTTCAAATCTGTCTAATTCTTTTTCTGCATCTGCTGGATCCTTTACATATTTTAAAATAAGGTCAAATAACTCATCCATACTTTCATCATCAAAGACTGTTGGAAGAGCTTCATTAATACCTTCCTCATTAAGGGATTTAAAATGCTTAGTTAATTCGTTTGCTAAAACATCAACATTGACAATAGCTTCTCCTGAAGGTTTAACACCTACATCTACTAAATCTTTATCAAAAGAAAAATCTACTAAATGTAACCTATCATCTCTTACATCAAAAGTAAATTCATCTTCAAAATCATTTTTATACTTAACGTAAATATCAAAAGTATTAACATCAAAATCGTGTGCTTTAATAGTCTCGATTTCGTCTCCTACATCTCTTAATGCTTTGATTAATGCCTCTCCTACTTTTCTAGCAATGCCTTTCATTTCTTCAGCTGAGAATTCTATTCCTTCTTGTTCGCTAGTTAATTTAACTTTAACTCCGTCTTTTGCTAAATCTGCTGCTGTATCTTCATCATCAGTAGCAACGAATCCAGGCTCCATTTCATCTTCTTCTTTTAATAAAGAAAGCTGTTTAGTTAATGATTCTTTTAGGACTTCTAGTTTTTCTTTCGCTTTTTCTAAACTAATAGATGTAGTAGAATTGTATGTACCGTTTTTAATTTGAGATAATGCTAGTTCGCATTTTGATAAACGGTCCTTAATTTCTTGATATGTCATCGTGTGTATGTTTTATATAGCTATATAAATAAATAGATTAATCTTCCCAAATAACGTTTTTAAACTTTTCAGGGGATAATCCAAAATAATCTGTTCTCCATTGAGTTTGGTCAAAAAAATCTAAATTAAACCACTGATCTTTCTTTTTCCATAGATCTTTAGCTACTTCATCCCAGTCTAAGTTAAGAACAAATTTTTCTATTTCCAACTTTTTCTCTACTACTGCATCATATTCAAATGAATCCCATTCATAATGAAATACCTCAAATACAGCGTCTTCCGATACATAATCTATAGATATATCAATACCCCATTTAGGTTTCATTTTTACAAGCTTATAAAGCATAGGATTTTCATTTGTAAATGCTAATAGCTGTTCTTTAGCATGATCGTCAAATCCTTTTCTTTCAAATAAGTCTGAGTGATTAATGTGTACACCGTCTCTTTTATCCCATACCAGCCAATCGTATCTTAAGCAATCTTCATGTCTTCTTTCTATAGGTCTATATCCATTATAACTAAGAAAAGCCTGTTCGGCTTTAGTTAAGTGGTATCCATTTTGGTCGAATAAATCTACGCAGTTTTTATCCTTTAGTACGTCTATTTCCTCTGTAGCATTAACAAAATAAGCGTCTCTATGGAGTTTATTATCGGTTAATATCATTTCTTACCGCTTTTCATATTAGCACACCAGTGATACATTTTACCTTTCTCACCGCCATACTTCTTAGCCTTAGCTCGTAGGTCAGTTACAGAGCCTTTACAGGAGGCTCCTGCTTTCTTAACTCTGCCGGGTCTAGATTTTCCTTTTACTTTACCGTCGGCGTAGTTTTCTTGAACTTTAGCTGCGTCTTTATATAAAGCTAAAAGTTTATTTAACCTATCTCTTCTTTTTTCATATTCTTCCGGTCTCATATGAGCTTTCATACGAGATATAATATAGGTTAACATATCGTGTATTCTTTGAAGAATATTATTCTTATTTTTTTCTAATTGATCCTTAGAAAGATCTTTTAACTTGTCTACATCTACTTTAGCTTGCCTTATCATTTGAGTTAAAGCATCAACGTCTTGAGGAGATTTACCGGTCTTTTCTAAATGAGTAAAATTCATTGTAATAAAAAAGAGGTAATCATTGACTAAATTCTGTAGAGGGGAAGGGGAAAAAGCTTCTTTTACTTTACCGTCGGCGTAGTTTTCTTTATTTAAATGAATAGCGGTTAATTGTTTTTCAGCTGCTTTACGGGTAGAATGTGTTCCTAATCTCTTTCCGCCTTTCTCAGGATATACTACATACTTGCCATCTACTTTACGGATAGTTTCTCTAATAACTTCTCTTACTATTTCTGTTAGTTCAGATTTTTTCATTTTAGTGGTCCTCCTGCTACCCAAGCATCACAAGTTCTTGCTCCAGCACATTTGAACCAGAAAAACTCACAAAAGCCTAAATTAGCTTCTTTAACTATTTTTTTACCTTCTTTACCAATAGCTTTTTCCATTTTACGTAATGTAGCTGGTTTTTGGTTAAACGCAACACAATTAGAACATCTAGAAGTCTTAGCATGCTCAACTGTTGTATCCCACATCTCTGCTTTATCTTCCCAGAATTTTTTAGATCCTTTTTCATCGTCAGGATTTAAAGGACCGTATCTGTATTCTTTTATAGTTACGTTTCTACCAAGAGTATTAAGGTCTAAGTCTGCTAAAGAATCCATAGCATCGACTTTCTTTCCTTCTATCTCTTTTTCTTTTTTAAGAGCAGCCGGAGTATTATTATCTCCGAAGTCAGAAAGCTTACCTTCTATTACTAGTTCTTTTACTACGTCGGTTAATTTCATCTTAATTTTTTATAATTAAATTGCTGCTAAAGCTTTAGTTACAAATTGAGTTACTTCTCCTCCTTTTACAGCTGTTAATGCTCCTTCTAAACCTGCTAATGCAGAAGAACCTGAAGTAGCTGCTTTATAAGCTCCAATTCCTGATGCTATCATAAGTCCTGCTACTGCAGTAGTTAGTATTATACCAGCTGCTTTGTGTGCTTTATCTTTAGGTAATCCTAATTTAGTTAATGCCCATTCTACTGGTCTAAGAAGTAGGTGGTGCATCTTTTCCGCTTTTGCTATAATTGCATCTCCTGTTGCTCCTTTACCTCCTAAAAATTTACCAGCTGCTTTAGTTACTTTACCGATTATTTTTACTATTTCTGGAATTGCTAATGCAATACCTGCAACTAATACAACTCCTGCTGCTTCGTTAACATTATTTTCATCTTGAACTATTTCTTCAGAACTCTTAGCTAGTTCTTTACCTAATTGATCAAAGGTTTGTTTAAGAGCCGAATCTACTTGTGTATTTTGTTCTTGTTCAAAGATTATTTCAGCTAATTTCATTATTTTTCGTTTTTCCAGATTTCTCCTCTTCTACATCTAACTACTGCTCCTGAAGCATAAGCTGATGGCCAGGTATCGTATTTTCTTTTTGCTATTCTAGTACATCTATCATCTTTCTCTAAAATAACTTGCTGTACTAATTCTTTGAGATATGCTTTTGTCACTTTTCCTTTTTTAGTATTAGGAACTACTTGTTGTCCTTTAGCTCCTGCTTTTTTCTTTTTTCTAGCTGTTGCTGCTCTTTCTGCTTTAGACATAGAATGAGCTTTTTTTCTAGGCATACATCTATCAGGATTCTTCTTATTTTTAGAAGTACCGCAAGGTCCTGCTATTGAACCGTCTGAGGCTATTCTAACCCAATCTTCTTTTTTGAACCAATCACGGAGAGACTCTTGAATTAACTCTCTCATAAAAGCGTACACATCAGATGATATTTTTTTCTTTTTAGCCATTATACTTTATCAGATATTTCAGCTAGCATTCGTATAATTAAACCAGCAAGTACAGTAAAGATAATCCACAGAGCTTTAGATACTCCATCTTTCCATCTTTTGAGCTCTTCTAATTCAACTAATTTAAGTTGAAAGTCTCTTTCTCCTGCTTGCATACCTTTCCTAAAATCGGTATTCTTATTTGTATTTACTATTACTCCGTTATCTGGGTTAAGTAACGTATATTTTAAATCTGATATATCTTCTTTTAAATTCTCCATATCTTTTTGCATTTGCTTTAACTCACCGTTAGGCATATGCGTTTTAATGTGGGCAATCTCAGAAAGGACAGATTCTAAGAGTTGTTTTTGTGTCATTACTAAAAGTAGGTTTTATATATAAATATACCTACTTTATATGTTCAGAAAGATGCGTAACATACTCACGTACGTTCTTAAGAATCTCCTTATCTTTACTTGAATTAGATTTCCAATCTTCTACATCTCCAGCTTCAGTAACAAATGTATCTTTTGTATTTACTAAATCGATAGCCCATTGTTCTATATCTTTGGCAAATGCTTTCATATTACCTTGCATCATACGATTTTCATATTGCTCGTATAATCCAGCTTTACGTAAATTTGCTTCCATTTCTACTGTGCAGGGATCAAAACAAAAACCATGAATTTTATACATTTTCTCAGCAAGATGATGCTTCATAGGACCGCCGCATTTAGGACATCTTAGAGGAATACGAATTGCTTTTTTTGCAGCGTCTAATTTGGTTAGATTCTGTTTAATGCCGTTTTTGATAGTCCATTGTTTACCATTTTCTTCCCAAATATCTCCTTCTTTATGTCTTTGAGTAGTTTTTTTATAACCCGCTTGTTGTTTAGTTTTAGAAGTAAAATCCTTATTAACTAGATTTCTAACTCTCTCAACGTCTGATTTTTTAAATTCTTTTTTAAGTAATGATTCATTACTCATAACCAAGTTCTTTTAATTTATTAATAACTGTGGTAACATCACCGTCTTTACATCTTATGGCAATTCCTCCACTTGCAGCCCATTCATTAATATTAGATTTTTTATCGTCTATTAATATACTATTTTCATTTGCATATCTTTGTTTATCTTTTGAATAAGCAAATATAACTTTAGGTTTAGGATTTAAATTATTTTTAACCCATAAATTTTTACCAAGTCTTGAATTATTGTCT